TGGAGAACATCAATTATATGTTAATTCTCAAGGAATTTATATAAATAATGAATTAATTCCTTGGGAAACATTACAGGAAATAGGAGTAAAATATGGAACTGAACTCACATATTAAAAATAACAAAAATATGAAAGCGAAGTTAGTTAAAGAATCATTAAATGAAAACATATTTAAACGAAAAAAATTAAAAGAACCTTATTTTGATTATTTTTTAGAACATGAACTTGCTCAAGAATATGAAGATGGATATGTTATGAAAATGGAAGGATATGTCAATCCATATAATCCACAAGATATAAAGAAAAAAGAATCCATTTATTTTATACCATTAAAAGAAAAAGATCATTTTAAAATAATTAATTTAGATACAAATATAGTATTATTTGATAATTTTAAATTTGCATGTAATGATGATTATTCTAATTTACAATTAGTCATCGCTGGATGGAGTGGTCCTTATGAACCTATCCCAATTAAATAATTTCCCGTAAAAAACATTAACAAGACCTAAGAAAACTTAGGTCTTTTTTTGTCATAAAAGCTATATGGATATAAAAAAATATTTAGAAGAATTTGTAGAAATATTTATGCCTGAAAATTTTGTATGGCGTAAAGGACAAAAGGAAGCAATAATAAGTATTATAGAAGCTTATAAAAATGAAACAAAAGTAGTTATTTTAGATGCGCCTGTTGGATCTGGTAAATCTATTATTGGAATGGCAGTAGCTTATATCCTTAATAAACATGGAAAAGATGGATATATTCTAGCCTCCGATATTTCTCTTCAAGAACAATACGAAAAAGATTTTAAAAGATTTAACATAAAATGGGGTTCTGTAAAAGGAATTGATAATTATATGTGTATTGATAATATGGAAAAAAATTCATTAGGTACATGTAGAATTAGAAATAGAAAACCTAAAGGAATGCATTGTTATTCACAATGTCCTTATTTTAATGCAAGAGATATGGCAGCAGAATCTCCAACTGCTCTTCTTAATTATGCGTATTGGCTTATTATGCAAAATTATGTTAATCAACATATGGATGAAGGACAACAATTATTTCCATCAAGAGATTTTACAATATGTGATGAAGGTCATAAAATTCTTGATATTGTTCAAAATCATTATTCACCAAGATTTGATCCAAAAACTCTTGAAAAATTAGAAAAACTTACAGATTTTTTTAAAACTTATAAAATTAATGATCACAAAAAAGATTTTCAATCATTAAAAGTTTTAATTAATACATTATTTGATTTTGATAATCAAGATGAACTTTTTAAAACTCTTAGAAGAATAGAAATTTATTTAGAAAATTATAAATCTTCTATAGATTTGTTAAAAGATCAAGTTCAAAAAGAATATCCAAAGGATGATCCGCCAAAAGAATGGAGAGAATCTCTTCGTATCTGTGATTGGTTAAAAGATTTTCATTGTAAAATTGAAGATTATGTATACATTATAGATAAAACTTCTACCAGAAATATTGTTAAAAATCCTGTAAATGATGATGAAATAATTTTTAATTGTTTGGAAGAAAGTTATATGATGAAAAAATATTTTCATGCACATACAGGATTTACATTATTAATGAGTGCAACATTTGCAGATCCAAAGGATTATTTACAATCTATTGCTCTTAATAGTGCAAAGTATATAAAAATGGAATCTACTTTTGATTATTCTAAATCCCCTATTTATTTTTATAATAAAAGAAGAATGACTTATAAACAAATGGAAGCAAATCTTCCATGGTTATATGATAAAATAAATGAAATTTTAGATAATCATTCTAATGAAAATGGAATTATTCATACTGTTTCTTATAACTTAACGATGAAAATTCATAATAACTTATCTCCAAAAAATAAACGAAGAGTTTTAGTATATGAAGGAACCACAGAAAAAAGAAAAGTACTTGAAATTCTTAAAAATGATCACTCAAAAGTTTTAATGGGCCCCAGTTTATTAGAAGGATTAGATCTTAAAAATGAATGGAGCAGACTTCAAATATTCGCAAAAATACCATATTTATCATTAGCTGATAAATTCGTTAAAACTAAGTTAGAAATAAATCCAAATTGGTATCGTTGGAAAGCTATAGTGCATGTATTGCAAGGTACAGGTAGAAGTGTACGAAGTGAAGATGATTGGGCAACAACTTATATTTTAGATGGTTCATTAGCAGACTTAATTCATAAAAATAGAAAAGCATTTCCAACAGAATTCATGCAGCGAATACAAATAAAAGAATAAATAAAAGAATAAATAAAATAAAAATGGAATACGAATCAAATTCATTCTCAAAACTTACAGTTACTCAAGAAAAAGCAATAAATAATTTTAAACCACCTAAAATTTATTGTTGGTTTTTTAAACATTGGTCAAAATGGTTGGTAAAAGTAAGTTGGTTAATGATTATTATAGGACTTATTGTTGGTGCTTTACAAGAATATTTCGCACCTACAATTATATGGACCATTTTAATTAGTATATTTATCATGTCCGGAGGAATTGGAGTATTTGCATTCATTGTATATTTAATTAAACATTTCTATACTAAAAAATATGCTAAATCAATTGGTTTATCTTTAAAAGCTTGGAATTATTGGGCTCAAGGAATAACATTTTAACTACATTTTTCTAAAAACTTATTATTTTTTCTTAATATATAAAAAAAGAAGATTAATAATGAGTTTATATAATACTTACAACAATGAGAATATTATTTCTAGGGCTGTTATAGCAGGAATGCTAGGTGTTTTAAATAATAATATTCGATACAATCAAATATGGTCTAATGAAGAAACTGAAGAAATTAAAGTTCCTTGGTTTTATAATCAATCTGGTGATGAACGTTTTATGCAAGATTTTTATACTCATTATGCTGATTGTAACTTTCCAAGACCAGCAGATGGAAATTTTGATGTAATCCCAAGAGGAGAAATTACTTATAACGGAGCTGATATCGATGCTAATCGTATTACTAATCGTTTTGTACAAGGGCGTTATGTAAAAGAAATTGATGGAAAACTTCAATCCCTTGTATCATTTTTATATTCTATTCCACTTACAATAAATTTTGAATGTGAACTTTGGTTAGATACACAAATAACTGCATTAAAAATAGAACAAGCAATTAGAGAAACTTTTTATAAAACTGTAACTTTTTACGTTTATTATAAAGGTATGAGACTTGGATGTACTTCTGGTTTTCCTGAACAAATTGGAGTAGAAAAACTTATTGAATACTCATTTGATCCCGATAATAGAATTAAAATTAAATTCACTATTGAAGTTGAAACTTATCAACCTGTATTTGATCCAACAACTGAAGTAGATGCAAATAATTATATGAGAGGTATAGGATATAAAATGTATTCTCATGATAATGAAAATGATGGAGATATTGGTCAAGTTGAAATTACTAGTCCTAAAAAAGGAACTATAATTCCTAAAGGACATCCTTTAATGATAGAATGGTCATTTAACAGAGAAGGTGGTGTAATGCCATTTGTTGATTCTTATTATGTAAATACAGGTAGTGATACTACATGGAATTTAATTGAAAAAGGGATTGAGAACCATGAGTACTATATTTGGAATATTCCAGAATCATTTACAGATTATAGTCAACCATCAATAATTTATAAAGAAGATAGTGATGTTAAAATTCATAGAAATCCAATTATTAGTATTTTACCTGATCAAAGTACTAATGCAATTGATGCATCTTCTTTTATAATTATTAACGAAGGTTATTTTATGGCTCCTTCTAATTTTAATCAAGAAGCAAGCTTAGGAATAATTTTAGAAATGAAGGATGATGAAAATGTAGTTTCTTACACAGGAGATACTTCTATATATTTAAACATAAGTAATTACAAAATAAATAGTTCAAACCCTGTATGGATCGATCCTGATTCCAGTATTATATTTCCTGGGACTATAGATTATAAAACAGTTAATCTTTATATTGCAAATAGTGCAAATAATGATGTACATGGAATTATTGAAAATATAACTATCATCTAACTTATTAAAAAAGACATAATTTTTAAGAAATTGTTAAATATATAAAATAAAATATTCATAATTTAAATAAATGTAAAAGATATGATATCAAAGATTCATGAATTAAAAAGAACAACTAATTTACAAGATGTGAAATCACTATGTGAAACTACCATCGCTGCCATAAGTTCTGCGATTTATAATGCCGTAACACCTGAGGCTCGTTTTGAAATTGAAAGAGTTGCATTAGAAAATCTTTTTGAAGGATTGTCTAAACATCCAAAGAATAAATTAATTACAAAATGGCTAACAAATGAACAAAGACTATATTCAATAAAAAATATTGGCGTTAGAGAAATAATTAATTCACTTAAAGAAACAGAAGCAAAAAATGATCCTACTCTTGCGCAAATATTAGAACGTTTTGAAACTCAAATTAATCAATATCCTGAAGTTTTAATTTATGAAGAATTTATTTCTGCTTTAAGTGGAGAATATAATTGGGTACCTGGAGTTACTACTCAATTAGATGCGTTAAAACAACGTATAGGACAATATAAATGTGATATTGATATTACTAAGATTATTGAAGTGATGAAAGTTACTAAGAGTAACTATTTATTACCTCTTATTGAAGATGTTGTAAATAATTATATAACAAATAAAACTGATCAAACAAAAAGTCATCTTAAAGAAACTCTTGTTAAATTTAGTTATGATCCTTTTATTAGAGATATTATTAATATTGTAATGTTAGATGCAAAAGATCTTCAATTGGAATATGCAAGTGGAGATGCAAATATTGAAAAAATATATTCTCCACTTATGTATTTAGGAGAAAATGAAGTTTTATTTAATATTAAAGGAACATTTTATGTTAAAAAAGGAAATAACATTAATAAACTTAAAAAAGAAGAAGTTGCATTATTAAATAAAGATTATAGAGCACTTTGTGAAGCTATTAATATTCCTAATGTAGAAATTGATAAGAAAAAAATTAAAGTTTATATTGGAGATGATAAAGCACTTATTACTGAAAATTCAGTAACAATTAATGATCGTAAAATGAATAACAAAGAATTTGAAGATGCTACTGAAATTTCTCAGTGGGTTGGAAATACTCATTTTTATATGTTAACTGAAACTTTAAAAAATAATTTTAATGATATTGTAGAAGTTGATTTTGCTAAAAGAATTTATCTTAAAGAAAATGAAGGTCATGCTGCTGATGTTATTAGATTAAGAAATAATATTTTTATTACTACATATGATGTAACAAATAATAAATCTACATTCTATAGAAATATTAATCCTATACAAGCAGATAAAATAATGATGGAACATATGAGATTTGATGTTTCTAAAACATTTGCTGATATTCTTCCAAATAAAGAAAAAATTATATCTCAAATTAACGAAACTAAAAAAGAATTTATTACATATATTGCTAATTTAAATGAAAAAATTGAAGCATTTAAACTTCAAGATTCATTAGAAGGTACTAAAGAAGTTACTAAAGAAGTTTTAGATGTTTTAGAAGAAGAACTTAAAGAAGTTAAAACTGAGTATAAAGATTATGTTAATGAAATGGAAAAAACAACTGATATAGCTGAAAATGTTACAGTTAGTATTGATGTTGATGGAGAAAAATATACTGTACCTATTCCTCAAAAAACTTCTACTGCAAAAGGAGAAGAAACTGATCAAACAACAGGTACAATTGTAGGTGCTGAACATATGGAAGATTCACCAGCATCTCAAATTACTTTTCAAGATGATCAAACTGAATTATTAGGTGACTCACCATCTATTCAAGATGATCAAATTGATTTGGGTGTTGATAATGTAGAAGCGTCAGCAGATGCTGCTGAAGCCGGTGCGGATGATGAAGAAGGTACAGAAGGTGACGAAGGTACAGAAGATATAGAAGATATAGAAAGTGTTGAAGGTGAAGAAAATATAAAAGGTGAAGAAAATTTAGGATTAGATGATGAAGAAGGTAAAGAAGATTTAGGATTAGGCGATGAAGATGAAGAAAAAATTGAGGATGAAGATGAAGAAAAAATTGAGGATGATGAAGAAGAAGATAAATATTCTGAACGAAAAGATATATCCGAAGAAGGTCCAGAAGAATCAGAAGAATCAGAAGAAGCTATAATTCAACCAGAAGTACCTGAAGAAGCACCTGACGAATTAAAAAAAGGTGAATTAGATGTTGCAGATGAAGTTGAAGTTGAAAATGTTGATGTAAAAGAAAGACCTGCAAATGCTCCAAGAGTATTTCTTAAGAAAAAAGTATCTGAATCTAAAAATGTAAAAAAAAAGTTTAAGAAATTGAACGAAAATGCTCAAATCGGTGATACCGTAATGTTTGATAGAAATAAAGGTTATGTTATCGGTCAAACTAATGATGGTGATTTATTAGTACAAGTACAAGGATCTTCTCATAAAGTTTCTCCTTCAAAAGTAAAAGCAGTTGGGAAAAAACCAGTAGAAACTACTAAACCACCATATAAATTTGATAAAAAAACACTTCAAAATTTAACAACAAAATCATTATTTGAACAATATGTTAAATGTGGTATTTATATGGGAAATACACCTATAAAACTTAATGATTGTTTTGTTAAATTTAAAGAATGGAATGATTCAGCTGATGATCAACCAGTAAGTATTTTAGTTGAAGGAAGTATTTCAATTTTACCAAAAAAACAAATTAGAATATTAGAAAATATTAATGATTTTGCTAATCCAGATAATTACGTAGAAGGTGTTATTATTGATGAAAGTACTGGAGAAGCTCTACAAAACGTAATGATTAATGTTAAAGATTATACTGAAGTTGTTGGTGATGCTGATGAAGTTAGAATAATTCAAGAAATTGATGGGGAATTTATAAATTCATCTGCGCCCGCAGCAATTCTTAAAACACTTTCTGTTTAAGAAAATGTAATATACAGTAGGTAATTAAAATTAAGCCCAATTGGGTGAAATGAAATTTCATTAATATACAATGAGTGTTATACGCTTAGAGAAAATAAATTTAAATCAATTTTACGATAAAACTCCTACTGCTTTAAAATATATTCTTATAATATCTTTAATAATTATTTCAAGTTATGTTTTATTTTCTAAAAAAGTGTCAAATAAAGAAAATGAAGAATTAGATAAAATCGAACAAACAATTACAACTACATATACATTAATTGATAGATTTGATGATTTTAAAGAAGCTCAATATATTTATAATGCTGAACTTTTAGATTATCTTAAAGATATTTATACACTTGTTGAAGAATTAAATGAAAATACTAATAAAAAACTTGATTTAATTTTAACATCAGGAGGGAAAAATACTAATAATATAATAGAAAAATTAACTATGTTAAATGAATCTTTTGAAAAACTTCAAGAAGCATATACACCTAATGAATTTCAAGAAACAAATTCTTCAATTCCAGATCCTCGATTAATTAATCAAACAAATCCAGAATATAATATAAATGTAAGAAAAATATCAGATACAATTAAAATAAAAAAATAAAATGGGTAATAGTTATAAATGGGAAAGAAAATTATCTAAACGTATAACACTTACAGTAATAATAATTATTATTTATTTATTAAGTGTTACTTCTTACGATGCATTTATAGGAAATCCTAAAAAAAATATAAAAATTGAACAAATTACTTCTAAATTTAATGATTTAAAAATATATTTGGATGCTAAACTTCCAAAAATAGATTCTGCATTAATTAAGCATGCTAAACAAATAGATAATCAAAATATACAATTAGAAGAATTAAATAATTTAACTAAGGTACTTAAAGAGGAAAATAACGAATAATTTTAAATAATTTCATAAAAAAATTAAGCGGATCAAAAACTTGATCCGCTTTTCTTAATAAAAGTAATATAAAGTAAAATTAATTTTAAATAATTTGTAAAGAACACATTTAAAATTTAACCAAAATTTTTAAATTAAATTCAATATTAATGTTAAAAATAATTAAGAATGTATATTAAATATTTAAAAAAATAAAAAAATGCCAATTCACGTAAAAAATAAAGATCTTCGAGAAGAAATAATTGAGTGTAAGATTAATGACAAATTATCCAAAGAAGCATTAGATATGTTTATTTTAATGGCTAATAAATTTTCAGGAAAATTAACTTATATTTATCTAGAAGATAAAGAAGATTGTATTGCATTCGCTATAATGGATTGTTATCAATATTGGCGGGGCTATGATCCAAATAAATCTCTAAACGCATTTGCATATTATACACAAATAATTAAAAACGGGTTTGCGAAAGGATGGCGTAAACTTTATGGAAATATGCCTAAATCATCTAAAATATCTATTAGTAATAATACTATTTATAATTTATAAAAATAAAATTCAATGGTAAATAATTCTAGTTATAAAAGATGGAATAGACCGTCTCAAAATAGTAAAACTAAACAAGGTTATTATAAAATTGCGAATAAAAATAAGTATATTGGAGATCCAGAATTAATAATCTATAGAAGTTCATGGGAAAGAAAATTTTGTCGGTATTGTGATATGTCTCCTTCGGTTTTAAAATGGTCATCTGAACCAATTCAAATACCTTATTACGATCGAATTTCTAAATTAGAAGAATGTGCAAAATTTGGTTTAAATCCAAATGATCCATCTAATTGGGAAATAAAAAATTATAATACAGATTTTTGGTTTGAAACTGATAAAGGAGATGGGATAACTGAAAAAACATTTGTAGAAATTAAACCTGCCCATGAATTAAAAAAACCAATTCCACCAAATAGAGATGCTACTTTAAAAGAAGAAAAAAGATTTAATGAAGCAGCAAGAAGATTTCTTATAAATGAAGCTAAATTTGCAGCTATGAAAGAATGGGCTAAAAGAAATAATTGTTTATTTTATGTATATACTGAAGATATACTTGAAAAAATTCTTGGAAGATTTTGGTATGAAAATGATTATGAACAAAAATAATTATGAACTCTCCTATTGAACAATACAAAACATTAATGAATGTTCATAATATAAAAGAAATAGCATATCAAACGTTATTTACTAAATATATTATTGAAAATGTTATAGGAGAGAAAAAATTATGGGAAATTGATTCCACAGATCAAGAAGGATTAATAAGAAAATTAAATGGCGGATATCCTTTACCCGGTTTTATTTATACTTTTATATATCCCCCAACACATATTGAAGATGAAATAAAAATATACGACAAAACCAATATTAAAAAATATATAGATTTTGTTCCATTAGTTTTTTGTTTAAGCATAGAAAAAAATAGTTTTAAAGGAATAAATCTTAATACCTTACCTAATTTAGAACGATTAAAATTTTTAGAAACATATTATAATGGTTATAAAAAATTTTTTAAAGACATAGAAAAAACAACAGAAGCTGATAAATTAGCTCTTAATAAAGCATTTATTTCAATAGCCATTTCCGGTAATTCTAATGAAATAATAAAATTAATGAATAAAATTTCTAAAGCTAACTTTTCTTATGGATATAGAACTTATAAAACAACAAAAATAAAAATTTTAAGGATGATAGAATATTGTGAATGGAATTATATTCCATTTTATGATCCTAAAAATGCATTTAAATTAATGAACCAAAAACAAATACACTCCCTATATTATAGAACATTAAATAATAACAAATAATTAAAATGATAATAACATTAACAATAGAAGAAGACCGCAGCCAGATTTCTTATCTTGATTATATGCCAAATCAGGTTGAAGGAAAATTAGGATTAACAGTTTTTACTAAAGATGTAGAGCTTAATAAAGAACTTTCAAAATTAGATGAAGAAAAGGAATTTTTAGAAGAAGTCGATAAAAGTGTTAAAATTGATGATGAATTAAAATTTAGAAATAAAGAAGAAGAGCACTGGTCTCGTTTTAATTTATCTAGATTAATATCAGCCGGATCTAAAGTAGCAGTCAATGGTAGAAGAGGGCCGGCTGATAATGTTTTAATTTATAAACCGGTGTTTGAAGAATTATTATTAGAGGAAGAAAGAGACAGTTTACAAAGATTTTATAAAGTATGGTTCTCAAAAGAAAAATTAGATTATGTTCTTGTTTGGAGAAACGGAGCTCTTGATGAACCAGGAATTATTCTTATTAAAAATAAAGAAAAGTATACGTTTGCTAGTTTAGGTTTATATCCTGAGTTACAATTCGTAAAAATAAGTACAAACACATAATTTATATTGGAAAACTCAAAGATAAATGAAATGTTTATAGGAAATAATTATATCTATATAGGTGGCTCAAATTGGATAAAAGTTTCTGAAGGTCTTCAACAATGGGATAGAATACGTTCTGGAGAACTTATTAAAGGGAAAAAATATAAAACATCATTCCCTTCATTTGGTGCACCGGGAAATACTTTAATAAAAGAAAATTCTGAATTAGATGTAGAAAATTCTTGGAAATATTATAATTTTTGTACAATTACAAATGAGTTTGGTCAAAATATTTTTATAGAAGAAGTATTTTTAAAAGAAATAGAAGATTAAAAAGAAGATATATAAATTAAACAAATAAACTAAAAAATAAATTATGGCAGGGTTCACACTTCGCAACATAGATGGAAGACCAACTGGTTTTGTATCAAACATACAGCGTAATATTAGATATTTATCAGCTCTTGGTATGAAATGGAATGATAAAGTAATTAAACAATCCAAATCTATAGGTATTACAGAAGCTACTGAGGATAACATGTATAATTTATATGGTCAGTCTCAAATTTTTACTGGAGCAGATATCGGTCAAAAAGAATTTATTGCTTATTATGACAAAGAATATCCAACAAGAAGAGATTTTCTTAGAAGATTTGCAATGAATGGTGAAATTGAACACGTTTTAGAAGTTATATCTGATGAAACAATTATTTATGATGATAACAATTTTTTCGCATATCCTAATACAAAAGTATTAAAATCGGTATTAAAAAAAGATAAAGCAAAAGAAATTATTAATGATTTAAATGAATCTTTTAAGAAAATATATTATGCTTTTGGGTTTAACGGTGGTCATGATGCATGGCATTATTTAAAGAAACTTTTAATTGATGGATTTTTAGCGTTTGAAATTATTTATGATGTAGATGATAAAGATAATGCAAAAAATGTAATTGGATTTAAAGAACTTGATCCGGTTTCTTTAGAACCTGAATTAAAGAAAGATGATGAAGGAAATGAATATAAAGTATGGATTCAATATAGAAATGATACTGAAAGACAAAGAGAATTATTAGATGCCAACTTAATTTATATGTCATGGGCAAGAACAAATTTTATTTCAAGATTATCATATGTTGAAAGATTAGTTCGTTCATTTAATATGCTTAGAACTCTTGAAAATTCAAGAATTATTTGGAATGTAATTAATTCACAATATAGAATGAAAATTATTGTTCCAATCGGTACACAATCTGAAGCTAAAGCTCGAACAAGATTAGCAGAATTACGTGGTATGTATAAAGAAGATATAACAATTACAGATGAATCTGGTGAAGTAACAATAAATGGACAACCTAATTTTTCATTTGCAAAAACTTATATACTTCCATCAAAAGATGGAAAAGAAACAGTTATTGATTCATTTAAACCAGAAGGTTATGATTTATCAAATACAGATTCACTTAAATATTTCTGGATGAGATTTATTGTTGAAACAAAAGTTCCAGAAAGTAGATTTAATACATTATCTGAATCCCATGGCGGTGGTGGCGGTGGAGGTGAAGGTGGTAATTGGTCAGCAGGTGATGATGGTATTGCTAGAGAAGAAATGAGATTTTCATATTTTATTAATCGTGTTAGATCAATATTTAAGGAAATTCTTTTAAAACCAACATGGTATCAATTTGTTCTTAAACATCCCGAGTTTGAAAAAGATAAAAATCTTAAGGGCGCAATCGGATTATTATTTGTTGAAGAAAATTTATTTACAATTGCTAAAGAAAGAGAAACTGCAAACGCGGGTGCTAATTTAATTAGTACATTAATAAATATTACTCATCCAAGTGTTGGCCCGGATGGAACAGCAGTAGATGTTCCATATTTTGATCCTAAGTTTTTAATAGAAAAATATATGCAAATGTCAGATATTGATATTAAGCTTAATGAAAAATATAGAAAAGAAAGAATTGCAGAAATTCAAAAATTAATTGCGGCATATAAAAGATTGGCTGCTGCAACAGGAGAAGATATAGGAGGAGGTGGCGACATGGGCGGCGATATGGGTGGTGGATTTGCTGGAGGTGGCGATATGGGTGGCGATATGGGTGGCGATATGGGCGATATGGGCGGTGATTTAGATGATATGGGTGGTGGTGAAGAAGAAGTTACAGATTTAGAATAAATAAAATAACAAAACATTAATCTTTTTTAAGTACCAATAGCATAATTATTGGTTATATTATAATATATAAAAAAATTAAGTTTGTTCTTTGAAACTAGTTGTGAGAGACAACTGTTTGGACCAGGGTTCGACTCCCTGCATTTCCACAAAATTACAGAATATAAATACAACTTTTTAAAAAGTTGGCAAATGGGGATGTTATGGCTTTTGACAAGCAGAATGTAAGTAACAGTGAAGAACTTAATAAAATCGCAATAAACGGCGAATTACAAACAACAATGGCTATGGCTGCGTAATACGTACTCATAATCAGGAGATTTGCCCGTAGCCAAAGTACGGGCTTTTTTAAGATATATAAAATAAAATACTATATATGAAAACTAAATTAGTTAAAGAAAATTTAAATGAAGTAATGTCTGATAATTATTCATATGAATTTGCAGCAACTATGGGAAAAATGGAAGAAATACTTCAAGAAAATAGCCCTTTAGAGTGGGAAAAATTTGAAGCAGCTTCCGGAGAATTTTGGAGAGAAGTAAATGCAGAAGATTGGAGTGAAGCTTATAAAGCTGATTGGGCAGCATGTTTAGCATTTGAACAAAATTTAGAATTATTAACATCTTATAATAAAGATATATAAAATAAAATACTATATATGAAAGTAGGAAAATTTAATTTAAACGAGTATTTAAATAGACTTGATGAAGAAGCTGAAAAAAATACGGAGAAAGGATTTATTACCAATTCTATAAAAGATGGAATTCTTCTTCCAGATGATACTAAGAAAAATTTTGATTGGCTAAAAAGTGAATATCAAAAAGGTAAAACTGAAGTAAAAATTGAAATTAAAGGTGAAGGATCCAGTTTTAAACCTGGATATGAATTACAAACAGATTTAAAATCTATAAAAGATTTTAAACCTGGAATGTATGGACAAGTAAAAACATCAAATGCTGAAACTTCTCCTCCAAAAGATCCTAAAAATAAAAAAGAAGAAACTCCTGCCGAAGATAAAGAACCTAAAGGAGATAATGAGGCTACAGATGATACCACAAAAAAGGCAGACAAAGCACCTAAAGCACAACAAATGAAATTAGACGTTTCTAAAAAGAAAGAAGATGATAAATAATAATGTTTTAAGTGACCGATTAAATTCATACAAAAACAAAAAACCAATTCCGGAATTAGAAACATTAGAAGTATTAGAAACATTAGAAGCAGAAAATATAAAAGATATTCACTCCCACATTACTAAGATAAGTTATGAAATGTTTAACTTATCTTTTGTATTCTTAAAATCTTTAGCATTTGGATTTGCTCTTAAAACAATTTTAATTACAGACTGGAAATTTTTAGCAATATTAGCTGTGGGATTTTCTATAGAAACAATATTATCCAAGGTATTTAGCATGTTTAAAAATTAAATTATGGGAAAAGGAAAATTAATCGTACTAGAAGGAATAGATGGATCAGGGAAAGGAACTCAACTAAAACAAATTACAAAATATTTTGATGATAATAATATTACTTATGTTCATGAACATTTCCCAAAATATGGTCATAATATATTCAGTGAAACAATTGCTAAATTTCTTAGAGGAGAATTTGGCGGTATTGATGATGTAGATCCATATTTTGTTGCAAATATCTACGCAATGGATAGATATTTATATCTTCCAACACTTTTAAAACAATTAGAAGAAAATGAAGTAGTTTTATTAGATCGTTATGTATTTTCTAACATGGCTTTTCAAGGTGCTAAATTTAAATTGGATGGTCAATCTTTAGATATAAAAAAATGGATTTCAGATTTTGAATTTAAATTTTTAAAACTTCCTTATCCTGATCTTACTATATTTTTAGATGTACCTATTGATGTAATTTGGGAAAGATTAGCAAGAAAAAGAGAAGGTGATGATCGAAAATATTTAAAAGGCAAAGAAGATATACATGAAGCAGATTTAGGTTTTCAAAGTAGAGTAAGAGATAATTATCTCTATTTAAAACATTATACAAATTATAAAATTATTCCATGTGCTGAAGTATCTGGAGATTTAGGAGGTCAACATTGGTATGTTTTAAAACCTGAAGATTTATTCGAATCATATAAAAATTATATTAAAGATGGCTTATTATAAAAAAGAAAAACAAATACATCATATATCTGAATTTGATTCATATACTAAAATTTATCAATTAAATAAACCTCGTTCTCCTTTAACAATATTATTTTGTGTTAAAAATTCAAAAGATATATGGTTAATTGATGTAGTTGAATATAAAACTCATTCAGGTATAATAACAGATACTTATTATATCACAGAAAAACAAATACCAAGCTATATTAATTTTATGAAAAAAGCAGGGTTTATAAAAATAACACAATTTTAACAAAATATTAGAACCAAAACGTTATTTGTATATTATATTTAAATATAACAAAAAATGTGAAACTTTTTATATTTTAATGAATAAAATAAATACATTAAAACTAAACTAAAATAATAATTTTAAAATGCCAGACGAAAAAACAAAAAATCAAGAACCTAAAGTTGATGCTACTCAACCAGTTGAAACAGATGCTTATGTACCAACATATAAAGTAAAACCAGAGCTTAAACAAGCAATTTTACAAGCAATTGGTGATAGACCATTTAATGAAATTGCCGGTCTTATTAATGCTATTAATGTTGAAATTATGGATCATAATACACTTACTCAAGTAATTAATGTTATTGGAAATTTTCCATATGTAAGAGTGGAAAAATTACTTAGTAATATTAATACATTTGTAGAGCAAATTATACCAGAAGAATAAATATTCTCTTTTTAAATAAAATAGTCAGCATAAATGTGTTGACTATTTTATATTTTTTAATAAATTAAAATATTCATATATGCATAAAAAACAAAATTCTATTCAAACTATTGCATTAGAATTTATAGAACAAAGAAACAATAAATCATTTAGTATTTTAATAGATCGTTTGAAACCTGGATTAATATCATATATTTATAAATATATCCAAAATAATGATTTAATTAATGAAGTTTTATCTTTAACCTTTACAACGATTTGGGAAAAAATAGAACAATATAATGTTGAAAAAGGAAATTTTTCAACATGGATTTATAGAATTGCTAGAAATGAAGCACTTGGTATAATTCGTAGAGGAAACAAAATTTTTTCTCATGAAAAAATGACTGAAAATCACTCTAAAATTCTTAAAATATATACTCCATTTGATAATTTTCAAACTGAAGTAATAGGACCCACTGGTGAAGAATTAATACAACAATTATATGATGCATCTTTAAATGCTATAAATAATTTAAAGGAACCTTATAAAACTGTAATGATAGAAAGAGAAGTTAATAGAAAACAACTTCAAACTATTGCAGATGAATTAGGATGGAACACATCAACAGTAAAAACAAGATTACGAAAAGCTCGTAAAGATATTAAAGAAAATATTAAAAAGAATTATCCAGATTTAGTAACAGCTTATAATGAAGAAGATTAATGGAACAAAAGTGGAATTATGTAGCAGGTATTAGTATAGCTGGACAGTTTTTTTCTATATGGACAAAAGGTATTTTAGGAGAGGATGGAAAATTTACAATAGAAACAAAAGCTGTCGAAACCACTTCTCGTCAAATGAAAAAAGATGAAGAAGAACATGCTATTAAATATATAGCAAAAATCAAAAAATAAATATTAATCATGGCATTTTTTAAACCATCAACTTGGGGAATAACTAAAGTTAGAAGAGATATTGAAAATTATACAGATTGGATTCGTACAATTAAAAAGGAAAAAAAAGATCTTAATTCTAAATTTAATAAATGGAAACTTCACCACAATTATTTTTATACAATTTATTTTACATATGATATCGAAGAATCCGAAGCTCAGTTGCCTGAACGTATTATGCAATTAAGAATGATGGAAAGTATGGCACCATTACATAGATATTTAGATGAAGAACTTGGTTTTGCTGAATGTCTTACCCCTGAGTTTAATCGATTTGTTGATGATGAAGAAAATCTAACATTAACTTATTTAATAGCATATAGATTTTCTTTTAATAAACTATCATTATGGTGGGTTGTTAAATGGAGTGTATTAATCACAACTATTGTTTTATTAGCAAACAAGTATGGAGCATTAACATGGTTGCAGGGTTTAATATAAAAAAAGTAAAGTGGATTAAAGGATGGAAAGGTTTACCTACAGCATATTATCCTATTAAAATTCCCGGAGTTACTACCGTTATTAACGATATGATTCCAGATCCAGAAATGGAAGATTGGGTTAAAAAAGTTGGACAAGCAAAAGTAGATGAAATACTTACACTAGCGGGTTATAGAGGAACTGCTATGCACCTTTTTATTGAAAACTTTATAACCATATATGCTAAATCAAAAGATCCTTCAGAAGCCCTTAGAATAACCCAAACAAATACTCCCAAGCAATTACTAGAACAAAAAATTCCACAGAATAAAATAGATGAAGGTAGAGAATTATTTTATAAATTTTACTATTCAGAATTTGCAAATGCGTATAATGGTTTAATTGCAGCTGAATTAGGAATTTGTTCCCCCACTTTATTTTATAGAGGTATATTAGATGTATTTTTCACACAAAAAATTTTTGGACCATCTCTTACTGATTTTAAAACAAGTAATGGATATATTAAAAAAGGAAGTGTAAAAGAATTAAAATATAAATATCAATTAGGAGCCTATAGTAATGCATTAGATGAAATGTATAAACTTAAAAATCTTAATATTAGATGGTCTTCAATACTTTGTATTAACACAAAAACTGAAGAATTACAAGAAATTATTTGTGATGGAAAAGAATTAGTTCATTTTAAAAATGAATTTAAAACTCTTATTAAAAATTATCATATAAAATATAATCAAGAATATTTAATAACTGTATAATATGGAAGAACCTCTTATATGTGAATGCGGTCATGAAACATTTTGGTTTTTCTGGAGTTTTGCTAGATGTACAAAATGTTTCAATGAATATAAAAAAACAATAGAAGAATGGAAATTTGGAGATAGAAATGATCCAGGACCAGAATTTTGGATGAGAAGATTCGATAAAAAGAAAAATCAGTACCATGATAATTGGGAAAAATCAAAAATAAGATAATTGGGAAAAATCAAAAATAAACTATAAAATAAAATAAAATGGCAGAAATAGATCTTAAAAGTATAGAAGAAGCAAAAAAGAAAATAAAAGAACTTAATTTAGATGCTTCTTTAAATAAACCAAAACCTAAAGAAATTAAAAAAGCTGAAAAAGAATTTAAATTAGCAAAAAAAGAATTTGAAGCTAAAAAATTCGATATTGGCGCTCCTAAACAAGCTGATGATATTTATAACTTCGTTATAGAATTTATGGAAAAACATGTTTATTGGACTAAAAATGGTTGGATGGGCGTTATTAGAATGCATGAAGAATTAACAAAAGCTAAAAAAGAGCATAAAAACAAAAAATGTTTTAGAGTTGGTTATCAAGCTCTTGAATTTTTATTTTATGCTTTAACTAATCCCGGTGGAAGTGGTATTGAAAGTGCCAGAGAAGTTGAAAAAGTATCAAATTTATATGCGGAAGTTATTGAATTAACAGGGAAAAAATTAGAAGAATCAAGATTAGAATTAAAAGATATTAACTGGCTTGGCGATAAAGCTGCTTCAATGGCTCAGGGATATTATATAGAAAAAGAAGATGGGACTAAAGAAGCACATGATAAGTTATTTCATGCTCCTTCTATAGAAGATCTTTTATCTAAAAAATAACAAATATATAAAACAAAACAAAAATTAATGAATGTTGAAATATATTTTCAGAAAAATTTAAAATACATAACTCTTATAATTTTAGCATTATTTTTTATTAAATCTTTTCAAAGTTGTAATAGAAATATGTCAATAAGAAAATTAACTAAAGAAAATACTTATTTAGTTGATTCATTAAATGTTATGCATTCTACTGAAAAAACACAATTAATTATTGAATTAGGAGAAGCTAAAGATTCAATACAAGAGTTAAATTATGAAGTAAAATTAGCAAAAAATAAAGAAATACAAGCAAATAAAAGAGCAGATGCAGTTCAATCAACTGCTGAAAAAATAAGAGAAAATACAACAATTAAAATAGAAAATAAATCTAGAACAGATACAGTTTCTATAGATTCTACAAATCGAAAATAAAAATTAATATGAAAAGTATTAGAGATAGTAAAAAACTTTATTGGGGTTTAATAATAACATTTTTTGTATTATATGCATTAGTTGGATTTGTTTCAACTATACACTCAATTACCTTTTTTCAATTAGCAAATTCATTATGGATGGCTGTATTACTTGGTTTTACTTATGAAATTGGTCAAGCATCGGTTTTATTTTCTATTTTAATGACAAAAAATAGACAAAAAATATTACCATGGGCTTTAATGATTTTATTAACTGGATTACAAGTAACAGCAAATGTTTATGCATCATTTAAATTTATGGATAGTAGTGGATCAACAGATTGGACTTATTGGCAACGATCAATATTATTTTGGATGGAGGCAGATGGTCCTGAAATGTTTAAAGTAGTTATTTCATGGATAACCGGAGCATTACTTCCTATTGTTGCATTAGGTATGACTGCTTTAGTGGCTGAAAATCTTAAATTAAAAGATGAGGAAGATGAATTAAAAGCTAAAGAAAAAGATTTAACTCCGCCACCATTACCTGGAAGTGAAGGAGATATTACATTAAAAGAAAAAGTTAAATCAAAAAATTCTATGGATGAGTATATAGAAGAAATGGGTAAGAACACAAAACCAGGAGATTTTAATGATATAAGTAAACATATTGATGATACTATTCAGGAAGATCTAAAGAAAATAAGAGAACAAAAAATTGATTCGTCTAAAGTTGAATCTGTAGTTGCCCCAATAAAAACAAAACAATTAGAAACTCTTAAAAATAAAATTATAGAAAATACAGTTAAAGAAGAATCATTAAATGAAAAAAATACAACAATTGGTGAAGGCGGAATAACTGTTGAAAAACCACATATAGAAATTAATTTAGATCAAAAACCGCAAAATCCATTTGAAAAGGTACAACCTCTTCAAATTGAATTATCTGAAGAAGAAAAAAATTTACTAATTAAAGGTAAAATTAATACAGAATTTGAAAAATTAATTCCTGAAATTAAACATGTTGATGAAATAGATCAAACCTTTGATAAAAAAGATTCGATAATTGGAGATTTTGATAAAGATCCAGCAATTGGAAGTTTTGAGAAAAAACCTATAAACAATCAAAGAGGATGGCATCTTAAAAAAGAATTTATTGATACTAATGGTGATGTTTATCATTTTGGTCAATTACAAGAAAAAGATAAAAAGGTAGATGATTCTGAACCATTAAAAAAAGCACAGGGGTAGAGGATAAATTAGAAAAAAAACCCCCTGCCCCGAAAAAACAACGAAAAAAACGGAGAATAGATCCTCTTAAGAAAAAAGATAAGAAACCTCAAATAATTAAAAATTTAGATGAAATTAATAAATTATCTATAGGGGAAGAATTAATTCAGAGCCTCAAAGAAGAACCCAAAAAAATAGATGTAAGTATATATGTCCCGCCTATTAAAGTTGAAGAGATATCACCAGATAAACCTGAACTCACAAAAGAAAACATCTATGCTAGTATGATTAAAGATGGAGTTGAAGTAGTTGATGTAAAAGCAATAGAAAAAAATATAAAAAAAAACCAAAACCTAAAATAAAAAATAGAATGGGAGGCAACCGCTACCATTTTGGAATACCCATAAATCCCGGAGAACATAAAAATTTTGATAAAATTTAAAAAAGAGGTTACCGCCTCTTTTTTAGTATGAATAAATAAATAAAATAACTATATCAAAACATGTCAACTGATGTATTTAATAATCCGAGTAACGATTATATTAATCCAGGTTTAGCACCATGTGCCGGAGTTTCTGATGCTGCACATTTTGAATTTACAAATGATGGAGCTGCTATAGTTAGTGGAGCTGATATTATTCAAATTATAGATCTTTCTAATATTAATATTCCAGTTACAGAATGGTTAGAAAAAAAGAAAACTTTATCAAGTGGAGAAGTAATATATGTTCCAGGATTAACTAAAGGTCTTATGAATAGAACACAATATTTCGATATACCTGCCGCCGGATATGTAGATGCAACTTCTAAATATTTTATGACACTCGATATATCAATTAATTATTATAATAATTTTAAATATTTTAATATAAATGTAGAAGCTAGTGCAAATAATGCATTAAATATAGATATAGATGATGCAATGAATATTGCATTAGGAACTGCTGGAGTAGGAACTACATTAGCATATGATCCATGCGTATTAACTTTTTCCGGAGGTACTGAGGGATACGAATTTAATATAACAAATGTTATATTAACAACTATTGATTCATCAACCATTGATTCATCAACATATATATTAGTAGAAGATACTTCTTCAGCAATCCCATATGCAAAATATCCAAATGGCGGAATGATGGGATATGTGTTAAAAGCAATATATCCTGCCGATGAAAATGGATGTGATAAATGGGTTTATACAAATACTGTTGTAAGTCCGTTTGATGTTTATGAAACAGAAAACGTTTATTATGATGCTAGTTCGCATGAAACTTTCACATTTGATTCTTCTATAGTTTTCCCAAGTTTAACTTTTGATATATCTTGTAATGTAGCAGATATTTCTGTTAATTATGATATTATTCCATTTGAACCATCTTTATATAATCAAGAAGTTCCAAATGATCAAATATATAGTGGATATTATTTTGAAGATTGTAATTATATTGATCAAGCAACAATTGCAATGACATTACATGATTCTTCAACTTTAAGATGTGACTTTTTAGGTACTGGTGGTACCGGAGATGGTACAATAACTTCATCTTATATAAAAGATGGTAGTATAAGATATGTTTCAGATATATCTACCTGTATTTTTTCTAATAGTTATATCATGGGACTTGAAGGTTCGGTTGATTCTATGACAAGAATAACAGATTCTACTATTCAAGGTGGCGATAATAATATATTACAACTAACAATTTTAACCAACTCAACTATAGAATATTGTGATGCATCAAATAATTATGCTTGTGATACAACTTTCTTAGATTCATCAATAGCAGACGGATTTATTTCAGGAGGATGGATACAGAATTCTGATTTATATGATGTTTCGATAAATGATGCTTCATTATTATGTTCTAATATATATAATAGTTCGCTTAATAAAGTTTTTGGGTATGATAATTATTTTGAGGATGCTTTTATTAAAAATTCAGAGTTTAAAAATTCTAGTTTTTATAAAGGAACTACTCTTACAGATTCTTCTATTCAAAATTCATGGACAAACGGAACTTCTCTTACTACTTCGTATATTATTGATACTTCTGTAACTAATACAATTCTTACAGATTGTTCAATTTATACTTCAAGAGTTGCAGATTCATCATTAATAAATTGTACATTATATAATGTAAGTTTAGATCAAGATGACTCTTCAATATATTTAAACGAATGTAGAACTATAATGATAAATGTTACATGTGATTCTTCTATAACTTGGGAATTAGATGATACTTCAGTATATTATCAAAAATATAATAAAGCTATTGAGGTTGGAAGAAGCGCTGAAGGAACATTAACAATATTAAGTGCAGGAGAATATTTAGATTATGTTAATACACATGATTTATGGAATAAAGTCGGAGCTTTTGCATCAAGAATAACAACTGATCCTACTACAACAAATGTTAAAAATTTAGTAGGAGGATTTTATATATTTAATCCACAATTATTTCCTGTTAAAGTAGAATACATATTAATAAATTAAATGAAAGCAAAATTAATTAGAGAATGGGGTGGCGCAGGATTTTCCAGTAGTGGATCATCAATATTTCCAACTAATCGTGGTGGTCAAATGAATCGTGGTGGTTTTGGTGGGGCGTCTAATTTAGGTGGTCCTAATATGATGTATACTTATGAAATTAAACCACTTAATAGACTTTTACAGCCTAAACAATCTGATCTTGAAGAAATGGAAATAATTCATAATGGAAACATTATTGAAGGGGAAGAATTAAATAAAAAAGATGGGAAAATATATATTGGAACTATTATAAAAACAGTTAAATCATCCACTGGAACATTAAATTATTATTTAATTATAGATGAACGAAATAGTATGAAAATAAAAATTGATCCTACAACTGCTACACTTCTTAGTGGTAAAAATTTTGTGGATGTAAGAAATAAAGAACCTGGAAGAGATGAAGCAGAATTATTAAGAGCTGGACAAGAAAAGCAAAAAATACAAGAAACTATGAGAGCAAAATTCGTAAATGAAAACATTAAAGATTTCTTCACCGGAAATAAAAATACTGAAACTCCTTATAGAATATATGATGATATTATTGAATATAAAGGATCTTTTGGATGGAAAAAATTTCCATTTCCAGAAGTAGATCATGATGCAGAATGGGTTGGAAGATATTTATATTATAATGATTTATTTGATACTACTAATACTAGTTTAAGATGGAAAGGTCAAACACCATTAGGTACTATATTAAAACATGAATTTAATATTAATACTACTGGAGAAGAACTTAAGAACGAATTACAAAAAGCCTTCAGAGAAAAATTTCCAACTCCAAAAGATTATATGGAATGGTTTGATAAAAATTTAAAAGCTGGTAAAGAATCATCCCTAAAAACAAAAGATGCATGGAAATCTTTTAGAGAAAAACGAGATGAAGAAGATGAAGAAGAAAGAGAAATTAAATTAGCAAAACAAAAAAAAGAAACATTTTAAAAATAATTAATCTTTCTTCTTTCCCCAAGGTACTTCAAATTTATGAATTTTAGTTTCTAATTTTTTAACTTCTCTTAAATCGACATCTTTCACCATGCCATCTATTATAATTTCCTCTTGTATATTCGTTATTACAATATGGACATTTAAATTTCTTTTGATTTTTTAATGAATTTCGAATTTTTTCATTTCGATCCGAATTATTCCAAATTTTTTCTTTAAAACTATCCAAGCTTTTTTGACGAACAGTCGGGTCTTTCCATTGTTCTTTTGATTGTTTGCTTTTTAATTCTTTATATTCTTTTGTATTTCTAGATTTAATTACTTTAGCTCTATATTTTTCATCCTTCCATTTTTTCTTTACCCCCGAAGATATAATATTTCTAACTTCTTGTTGACGTTCTTTCGATAGCATAGAAAAAATATCAGATCCATTTCCTCCCGGACTCACATTATATCCAAATTTTTTATTTGTTGTGTTATCTTTAGCAATATATAATATTTCTCTTTCATATAATAAAAGAATTAATTCTTTTTTATTTTTACTTTGATATTTCTCTATAATTTCCCATTTAAAATTTTCTATTCCATATTTACGTAAAGCATTATGAAAAGGTAAAGTAAACCCATTTAACATATTCTGTAAATGTTTCTTTCTTCTATGTTCTAAAGATTTTAGAGACATTCCATAATATATTTTATTAGATGGCGAAGTAACTCGATATATTATTCCTTTAAATAATTCCATTTTTCTTTTTCCATTTTATCATATTTTCTTCTACCCACGGTATTTGAATATTAGTCATTCGTTTTTCCAATTTTTTAACTTTTACACTATGGTTAGGAACGTTAAAAAGCATTATTGCATCCTCTCCTTCTTTCCAATTTTCCCATCTTTCAACACATTCATCAATTAATTCTTTTTTAAAGTGATTTTTAGCACTCCAATTAACTAATTTTTTACGAATATCTTTTCGTACCCAAGCTAAATGTGTCATTCGAATTTCTTCATCTTTAAATATGTATGATCCTAAATTAGTAGGATTATAAATCCTTCTAGTAGGATCTGTGGGTCCCGGAGCCGGACCCTGATAAGTATATTTAAATGTTGTAGAATGAATAAATGGAACAAAAGGTCTAAATGGATAAACTAAATAATGTTCAAAATCTTTATAATAATTGACATAAGAACAATAAGTTATTCCCCATCCATTTTTATTAATTTTTTCTTTAGCATATCTAAATTGATTTGCGTCATAAAATTCATCTGCATCAGATGATATTATATGAGAAATTCCTTTTTTTCTCATTAATTCTATACCCATATTTCTTTTATCACATTCTTGTTCTCTAGAATATTTCATGAAATTTGGTTTAAACTCTATAAGTTCATCAATTAAGCCTATTTTTTTTAATCTATGCAATTCTTCCATATCCTCTTCTGACATAGGATTCTTCCAATATGATAATTTTTGATAAATTGCATTTACTACATCAATTTGATCTCTAATTTCTATTAATAAATTTTCTAAAAGTTCAGATGCATCGAAGGCATTTATATTCATCGCAAGTGACTCTATTACTTTTCCCATATTTTTTCTTTTATTATTCGTTTTAATTTATTTATGTTATAATTTGTCTGTTTAGTCATTGTTACATAAGTATTATTTTCTTCAAAAAGTTTTTTAATTATCATTAGTTTATCATTATTTAATTTTTTATAAAATGATTTCTTGTTACCTATAGCTATTTTATTTCTTGTTTCTTTAGAAAGAGTTTTATTCCACATTGGATGGTTTTTGCCAGAGAGTTTTTTACTCATTTTTTGTCTTGATTCTAGCGTATGGCTTTTTCCTTTTATCCAAGGAATAAGATCTTTATGAGAAACACTTTGTTTATTAATAAATTCATTATATTTTTGTAATCCTTCCTTTTCACCATATTTTTCGGTAAAAACTGTTTTCATATTTTTTCCTTTTCTAGATGTACTTTTTCCTAATTTTTTTTCTCTTTGTTTTCTTTTCATTTCAGCAGCTTTCTCCACACCATATAATTCTTCATAAGTTTTTCCTTTTTGCCAAACTCTTTGTTTTTCTTTTGTAGATTCTGAATGAAAAGCTCCTTTAAACCCAATCCCACCTTTAGGAGAAAGATTATATCCAAAAGGATCTAGTGTATTTAGTTTTTTTATTAAAGGACCTTCTTTTTCTCTTGCTTGTATAACATTTTCACATTCTTCTATTATTTTTCTTTTAAAATTTTTCTTTCCATATTTTCTAACAGCTTTTAAAAATAATCTCCCCGATCCAATATAATCATCATCTATGTTATTAGTACAATGGCTCCCCACATATTGTTTATTGTTTATTAAACATGTTGTAACATAAACATAATTAAAATCTTTCTCCATAACTATAAATGCTTTATTTTATATATTCAAGCTTTTATAGTTAAAGTTAACTTTTTAAAATTCTAATTTTTTTCTTTTAGGCTTGTTATATTTAGATGTTTTTCTTATATATTTTATTGCAGAATCTCGTGAATCTTTATCCATTTTTTTTATATCTTTTTTAATTCTAATCATTATAAGTATACTAATTACAATAATTACAATACCTCCTAATATAGAAAAATATAATAAATAATTTTCTATCATTTATAAATCAGTTATTTTTAAATTTGAATTTTTAAAAAATAGATCAGAAACAATATCAAAAGTTATTAATTTATAATTTTCTACTTTATTAGTTGATGAATTTAAATTTCCATATCCTCTAGAAGCAACACCTAAATGGGATGTTGTATCATATTTAAATAATTCTTTTAATGTTTTACCAGCAGGTGTGTCTAATATTTTTATAGTACCATCTATAGTTCCAGTTTCTTCATTTAAATGAATTTCTATTACTTCATGAGATACATTGCGTAATCGAATATCGTTTCCATAATCTCCATAATTTGGATCAAATTCTCCAAAAACCACCTGATCATTTTTTTTCTTGTTATTAAATTTCTTTATTATGGATTTAGCAATATCTTTAGAATAAATTTGTCCATTTAAATTTTCTTTATCATAATAAAGAAATGTCCCTTGTAATTTCATTGGTTTTTCTTCTTTATTCATAATTAATAATTTATATCATTAAAAAATATAGGGAGCTTTATTTTTAATTCATCTAATAAAGGGCACATAATTTCTCTCATTTGAGGATGCGCGACTTTTGCTGTTCTTTGTTTAAAAATTAATCTCCATTCTCTAAGATTTGCTGATATAACTACTTCAGTTTTTAAAGAATTAGGAAGTATTGATCGGGCTTGTTGAGGAGACCATTTACCAACACCAACAAGTCTAAAATAATCTACTTCTGCTCTTGACATAGATCGTAACCAAATCATTTTTGGATCTTCAGAGGGAACAGTTATTTCGTAATTTGTATTTTCTTTTAAATCTAACCAAAATGGAATAATAAAAGATACTTGGTTATTAAATTTATCTTTAGAATAATTACAATATCGTGTACTTTCCTGAGAAAAACTTGCAATTCGATGTCTAACTAATTCATGAGATACTCCTCTATCACAAATTATTTTGACTGTAATTTTTTCATGTTCTAAAACAGATTCATGTCCACGTTTAATAATCATTT